AATTGTCCGATGTCGAATTGACAGCAGAACAAGCGCAATCCGTTCAGGACGTACAGGATGCCGTAACTGCTCTCGATAATTTGGTTCCTGATTAAGATTAGTTAATTAATCAAAGCACCGTGTAGAGACGCAAAATATTGCGTCTCTACCTATCCACAGATTTTGTGGATAACTCACCCAAAAAACCCCATTTTTACCGTCTAATTTTTTGATAAATAATCTGTTTTGTTAGATTGTCCAAAAAATGGACAATTTACCCCTGCCCACGATATTACTTTTTATTTTTTGCGCCGCCACGGTTAATTTTCGCGGTATTTGAAAAAAGTCTCATTTCCACCTGCAAATGAGACAAAAAAAAGCTTAACGTTCAGGCTCAATTTTATTTTTGAGCCTATGACTAATCACCCTCATATTTTAAAAGCGATTCAAGCAGAACTTTGGGCCATCGCGCCGGAAGCGCTACAACAAATCATTGCCATTGCGCAAGGTTATGGAAATGTAGACGCACTGGCCGCCAAACTGGGTCAACCGTTAACCACCTCTCGAACGGTTACAGTTAGAGATGGCGTGGCAATTGTCCCCGTCATCGGCCCCCTTTTTCGCTATGCCAATATGTTTACGGACATCAGCGGCGCAACCTCCATACAAAACCTCGCACTCGATTTTCAAGCCGCCGTTGACGACCCGTCTATAAACTCAATCATTCTGGAAATAGACAGCCCCGGCGGGCAGGTTTCCGGTATTTCAGAATTCGCCGCACAAATACGCGCCGCCACGGCCATTAAACCCGTTGATGCCTATGTTTCCGATCTGGCCGCGTCAGCCGGTTACTGGCTAGCATCAGCCGCTGATCATATCGTGGTCAGCAATACCGCACGCCTCGGATCAATCGGCGTGGTGATGCAAACCACCATTGAAGATGACAACAGCATTAAATTTATCAGCTCACAAAGCCCCCACAAACAGGCCGACCCTTCAACTGATGCCGGAAAGCTTCAGTATCAAAAAATGGTCAATGACCTGGCCGATGTGTTTATCAATACCGTGGCCGATTATCGCGGCGTAACCCGTGAAGAAGTTATCGCCAATTTCGGCATGGGCGGCGTGATGATAGCAGAGGAAGCCATCAACGCCGGAATGGCCGATAAAAAAGGCTCTTTAGAAACCTTAATTTCCTTGTTATCGAATCAAGGAACTTTTTCACCTCAAACAAGGGGATTATTACCCATGACTAAAATAACCAAAGAAATACTGGCAGCGGAATCGCCCGATGTCCTAAAGGCCATCCATGATGAAGCGTTTGAACTCGGCTTAACCGCCGGAAAAATTCAAGGTCATGCGGAAGGCGTAGAAGCCGAACGCAAACGCCTGGAAGCCATAGACGCACTGGATACCTTCGGCCATGACGATCTTATCGCCAAAGTCAAATATGACGGCAAAACCACGGCAGGCGATATTGCAATAATGATAAACGCCGCCGAAAAAACGCACCGTGCAGAAATGGCCGCCAAAATAACCGCCGACACACCCAAGCCAGTCCCCCATGCCCAAGCCGCTTTCAATGACGGCAATGTTGAGGCCAGTGAACAATTGACCGGCGAAGACAAATGGACAGCTGACTGGAAACACAGCCCAGACATTCAAAGCGAATTCAATAACATCAGCGCCTATGTTGCTTATCAAAAAGCCAACGAAAAAGGCTTGATCAAAACGTTAGGAGCAAAATAACATGGCTAAATTAGCAGTAGATATAGCACGCCCCTGGGTACTGGGCGAGTATGAACAACACCCGGCCATCGCCAACGACATTATTTATCAGGGCGCGGCGGTCGGCGACAACGGCTCCGGTTATGCGCGGCCTTTAGTAGCGGGCGACCCGTTCCTGGGTTTTTCCGAATTCAACGTCGATAACACCGGCGGCAGCGCTGGCGATATAGGCGTGCGGGTTAAACGTGAGGGCGCGGTGCAATTGCCGGTTGCGTCTCTGGCGATTACCGATGTCGGCAAAGATGTGTATGCCTCGGATGACAATACCTTTGTTTTAACCGCTACTTCAAACAGCCATATCGGCGTGGTACGGGCCTTTGTATCCACAGGTGTAGGGATCGTTGAGTTTGAAGCGGGAGGCAACCGGCAAACGGCCATCACCGATAGCAGCGGCGGCGTGGCTGCGGCTTCTATGGTGGATGTCGGCGCTACGCATGACCAAGCCAAAATAAATGCCAATTTTGCCACACTCGCGGCAAAAGTTAATTATCTGTTAGGACGAGGAATTTAGTCATGGGCCCACAAAATTTATCAAGCAGAGCGATTATTGGCTCTTTTTACCACGCTCTTGAGCAGAATGCCGGCGCGGCCTGGATTGACCCCATTTCCATGCGCTTTCAAAGCAACCAGGAATCGGAAACCTATGCCTGGCTGGGCATGTCCCCGATGATGCGTGAATGGATTGGTGGTCGGCAAGCGAAAGGCTTTAGAGCTAATGGCGTGACCATTGTCAACAAAAAGTTTGAAGCCACGCTGGAAATACCGGTAGACTGGATCAGACGCGACAAAACCGGACAAATTATGGTGCGGATTAACGATCTGGCACGCCGAGCCAATGCGCACTGGGCAAGCTTGCTTTCTACATTGATCATCAATGGCGAAGCCACTACCTGTTATGACGGCCAATATTTTTTCGATACGGATCACAGCGAAGGCGACAGCGGATCGCAATCCAATGACATCAGCTACGATGCCGCCAGTACAACCGTTCCAACAGCCAGCGAAATGCAAGCGGCCATCCTGAATTCAATCCAGCAAATCTATACTTTCAAAGACGATCAAGGCCAACCGCTCAATGAAGATGCCAGTCAATTTCTGGTGATGGTGCCCGTGCCGTTTTTACAAGCAGCAGGCCAAGCCCTGGGCGCTCAAGTCATTTCTTCCACATCCAACCTGATAACCGCGACCGGAAGTCTGGGCGGCTTTGGTGTAAATCTTGCTGTAAATCCCCGTCTGAACTGGACAACCAAATTTGCAACGTTCAGAACCGATGGCGATGTCTCACCCTTCATACGTCAAGAAGAAGAAGAAATTAATATGACAATGATTGCCGAAGGCAGTGAACTCGAGTTTACCGATGATGTTCATTGGTTCGGCATTAAAGCGATGCGCAACGTGGGCTATGGTTACTGGCAAAAAGCGTGCTTGACTACCTTAACCTAGGCCAACGTCATGAAAATCACGTTTAAAGAACTAACCAACGTACCGGCAGCAATAGCCATGATCTTAACACCCGATCAGGTAAGAGCCAGAACCCATGCGCTTGAACCTTATGGCGATGATCTGATCGGCGCTTATGTCGGCACCCAGGCTTTACAATTTAAAGCCGGGGAAACGGTGGAAATAATTGGCGATTTGCCCAAAGGCATGTTGCCGGTTTATGACCAGATACGCTCAGGGTTAATGACCGATCCGGAAATCAACGAATTGCCATTTGATAACCCAATGCCGGAAATAAAAACAATCAGTAAAAAAACGAAACAGAAAGAAACGCCGCCCGAATAACATCAATGCAGCCGGAATCCGACCCAACGACCTGGCCCGCGATAACCTGGATCATTGCCTTATCAATGGCCTTGTCCGGCGGTCTGATTAACTGGCTAGGGCAAAGCAAGAACATAAAAGCAGGTAAATTCAGTATTTTTGAACTGTTCGGGGAGTTATTTACGAGTGGTTTTGTGGGTGTTGGCCTATTCATGTTTATTGATTCACTTAATCAACCATTAGGACTATGCGCCGCCGCCGCAGGGGTTGGCGGACACATGGCAACACGGTTTCTGTTTTTGGTGGAAAGGCGTATCGAATTGAAATTGTTGGCATCAGAACCTTTAATCACTGATGATAATGAACGCCAAGATGATGTCAAAAAATTATGAGTACATTAACCCAATACCTCATTATAAAATTAATTGATCATCAATTCAGGTCTGTCACTTACACTAAACCTGATATTTTATTTGTGGGTTTAATTTCCACAGTTTCCAATGTTAAAACCGGCGCGGTAACAGAATTAACCGGCGGGGGTTATGCTCGCGTGGCGTGTGCGCCGTCTGATACAAACTGGTCAACAGTTGATGCGCAGGGCAAAACATCCAATTTAATACCGCTTACTTTTCCAATGGCTACAGATAATTGGACGCCCGCTAGATATTTCGGGCTATGGGACGCGGCCACAGATGGCAATTTATTAATCTGTTCAAGTTTACAAACACCAAGAACCGTAACAACAACAACCACGCCAGTTTTTGGCGTGGGAACTCTAGTGGTGCAACTTGATGGCTAGTATGGATTTAGCAGGCATAGCCATAATTCCGGTTACGGTTAAGGGAGATTTATACGCGGAGGATTTAGACGGCTTTAGTAAATTATTTTTAACGGCGGATCAGCAAATAATGACAGCTTTAGGCGATGCCATTGTTTTTTATGCGCCCAATGGCGGTTTAGTTGAAACCCGTTGTATTTTATCGGCACGACCCGGCACCGGCAATAAGCCCGGCTTTGAAGAAGCAGATAACATCTGGGCAAAAATAGACATATACAGCACGCCCATAGATTTACTGGAAAGCGATGTGCCGGGCATTTCAAAAGCCTGGACGGCCTTTTATAAGGGCGCGACTTATGCTATCTCAGAAATTATTGTCAAAGGCAATAACACGCTTACAGCCATTCTTTATTATCCCGGCAACACACAAGCGAAATTGAGCGGGTGGCGGTAATGGCTATTACCCTCAATCCAACCGCCGGGTTATTGAATATACAACTGGATCGCAGCCATCTGGATAGACTGGTGCAGGGCGCATTATCACCGCAAGCGTTAAAACGTGCGGAAATGCGGGCGGTAAACGAAACCAGCGCATGGATGAAAGGCCGTTTATTACGGGAATTACCCGGTATAACAGGCATTTCACGGCGCATCTTAAGCAACCGCATTAAGTTAGGCAAAGCCAAAGCCCAGTTAACCGGCGGCATTTCCGGCATGGTTTGGCTCGGTATAAAACCGATAGACGCTAAATATCTGGCCGATCAAGGCCCCGTTGGCACAGGTTACATGGCAGGCGGTTTTTATTTTGAGGGCGGTTTCAAAGCTTATTACAAGACCCATACCAATCGAATGGGTATTTTCGCCCGTACCGGCGCGGCGCGTTCCCCGATCAAACGTCAAAACGTGAAAATAGACAACGCCGCCAATGAAGTCGCCAGGCGCTTAATACCGCCCGCCGAATTGGCGCTTATGCAAAAAATGAACCGATTGGTCAGTTTTGAACTGGAAAGGGCCAGCCGATGACAACCATTGCCGATTTTCATCTGGCGATTACAACCTATCTCGAGGCGCATTTCGGCGATAACGTTAACACCGTGTTGTGGTATCAACAAGGCGAAAACCCAGCCGGTCAGCCCTTGCCCATCATGACCCCGGCGGTTATTATCGAAATAGAAAGCGCCGACGAGGGCGATGACGTGGGCGATGACCGTGCACCGCTTTTGTGCCATATCACGGCATATTGCATCTTGGGTCAGCAAACCGAAAACCTGCAACTGCAAGTGCGTGAATTCGCCGCTCAGTTATTTATGCGCGTGCGCCGCAATAAATGGGGGCTTGGTAGCAATGTCAGCTTCCCCGGCATGATTACGCTAGGCCCAGGCAAGTTTGACCCGGAAAAAAACGGCTATGATTCATG